TCGTTATGTGATGGTATTTGATAAGAAGTTAGATCTCTTATGGACCGATCAAACGAGTGTTGTCAGTAACTGCTAAGCGATTATCAAGAGAACTGCTACTTTCATCGTAATACATCAAGTTTCTCATATCATTTAAGAAGACCTGAAGATAACCTGGTTTCATTAAGTCAATTTCTCTTTTCTTTTCGTTCTCTATAGTCTCATATTCATAGTTACTAATTCCAATTACAGGATTTATATCTCCAGAGACAGTTTTATATTCAATGTTTGAAGATTCTCTGATACCTGTATAGGAGTTTGCTTGAGTTGAAGCATCATATGGAGGAGAGATTTTGAAGTCTTGATTGACAATTTGTCCAGCAGGTAAAATAAGTCTACCTTTTGCATCTCTGACTTCAATAGTTTCATAATGATGAATGTCATTCATTTCTGTCAAACCATACTTATTCTCAACATAGTTGTAGAGATCATAGTTGGACAGTGGCCATTCATCTCTGATATTTGTGATACCAGCAGTTAATATGACAATCCAATCAAGATCAGATTGACCATAGAATATCTCAGCAACGTTGTCTGGTCTTTGAGTGTCAAGAATAACGTACTTATCAAAAAAGTTTACGTTGTCTTGAATCCAATCTTGAATCTTGACTCTTCGGAATATATTTTTAATCCTTACATACTCCCTAGAGGAAGTTTTATGTAAAAGATTTGACTGATATAGAATATCAGGAAGTTCTCTGAAATAAGACATTAGAAACCTACACCTCCAACTCCAGTGCTCTGGAATGCATCATCCGCGTTAGCAAGTGGTCCTGTATTACCAGGAGGTTCGTAATCCTCAGCATAGATTGGATTGATCTCTTTGAAATTACATTGAACTTGAATATGAACTGGAGTTCCGTCTTCATAAGTTGCATATGTACCTGAAGCAGTGTAATTTACTGCCATATCAGTGAGAGAGCACAACTTAAATTTATTCAAGAATGGATGACTTTTTTGCCCACTCACATATTCCAATTGAAATACTTTAGGTGCTTGAATAAACAATGAAGTTCTTGACTTAGGAGTCATTGCTTTTTTCAAAGTTCTGATAATTGATCTCACTTGATCTGCTTCTCTCTTTTCTCTAGGAACAAAGTCAAATACAAATGGAAATGACCTTAAGGTAACACCACTGAAAAGTAGTTCAAGATTTGATTGCAAAATTTGACCAGATGCTCTTGAGATCAAAGAATTTGGATTTACATTAGCACCGAGTTGATTAAGTGCAGTTCCAGCAAAAATTGATTGTACTGCTTTCTGTGTTTGTTCATCTATTCCCTCTAGTTTTCCTTGAAACATATCTCTTACAGTTTGAGCACTATCTATTAGTGCGTCTTTGGGGTTATCAACTACTTTAGCAGCAGCACTCAATCCAGCAGCTTGAATTGGATTTAAAGTATCATCGCCATAACTTACTGCTAAAGCATCACTAATTTGTTGAGGTATTGGTAAATAAATGTACTCTGCGTTTGTATTTTTCTTTTTCTGAGCACCATTCTTATTATCAGCAACATAATCACTGTAAGCATTAATACCAATTTTAGTGATATCTACGTTTCCTTTGTCATTTTTAACTGAGTTACCCAGTGCGAAAAAATCACTACTTCTGACTTGATCAAATATTGAAATAAACAAAGCATCGACAGTTTCATCCAATCGTTCTAGAGGATATCTAAACATCACGGGTCCATCATCTGGTGGTCCACCTGCCTTTTGTTGAGACCTAGCAGAATTTTTTGCTTTCTTTGCTTCTTGAGGAATTATCTTATTACTTCCCCTAGAACCTGGTTTAATAATATTATTTTTTGTTTCTGCCATTTAGATGGTTTTTTACTTATTTAGCCGCCAACTTTGAAATCTCTGATTGGTAAAGTCATTACGTCCCTAAGTTCTGATGGATATATTTCATAAATGCCATCCGATATAACTTCACTTGCAAGATAATTTCTTATTGACGGTCCTTTTCCTAACCAATGAAAGTTCTGCCCAACCCATCCATTTTCAGAGACGTTACGAATTTGAACCACAGGATTCCTATCATATCTAATCCCTGGTGTAATCGCAACATACTTATAGACGTATAGTTTTCCTGGGATTGGTGCATCTGATTTTTCTAAAACTTCAAGCAACTGATTCATAACAATATCTGGATCTCTTATACCAATCATTTTATTTGTGATGACACGAACTCTATTACGATCTTCATCAGTATCTGTAGGTCTCTGTGTAGATTCTGCTGCTGCTTTCGCTGCTCTCTGCTCAGCAAGTTTTCTTTGTTGTGATTGTAAGAGTGTTTCTCTCTTTCTACGTGCCATTACTTGATACCAAGTTCTTTTTCTGTCATGACTTTGAACTCCCACATTCTGTCTTCGCAGAAATCTTTCGCTGCTTTCCATTTTGCCTGATTCTTAGCATATTCATATGCTTCGTTCAGGTATTTTTTTGTTTGTCTTTTTGGTTTAGGTGGAGGAGCACATTGTCTCATAGGTTTCACTTCAATTAGAGATGATCTGATCCTGCCGTGAATATCTTTGTACTTGACAAAGAAGTCTGGAAAGTAACGATGAACCTTATTATCAATAGGAGAACGATATGGAATACAGAACTCTTCAGATTGCCACTCTATAACATTTTCATTCGTGTCACAATAGACCATAAATTTGCGTTCCCAGAGAGAACGGTATATGATATTAGTTGGATCTCCTTTATATTTTTTTGGATAGGAAGGTTTGTATTTTCCCTTGTATGACATCTAAATAACTATAACATTCAATTATAAGATATTTAGAGTGCCTAGACCATTACCTAAAAAAATATCTCAGATCAAACCAACAATTTCTAATGTTGCATTAACATCACATTATTCTGTTGAGTTTGGTGGTCTTGCTGCTAACTTGAGAAAACACCTCCGTGATAGAGGTATTGATTCAAGATACATTACAGAAACAATTGGTCTATTGTGCAGTAGAGCACAATTACCAGGAAGTGGGTTTGCAACTGCAGATGTTGTTGGAAACTTTCCAGGTGTTGCGGAAAAGTTTGCACATACAAGAGCATTCACACCCCTGAGTTTAGAATTTTATGTTGATAACTCATACAAATCTTTGAAGTTTGTTGAGCACTGGATGGAGTTTATTGCCAGTGGTTCAGAGACGGGTCAAGATCAAATTGATGAGCGTTTTAATGGATATTACTTTAGAATGAAATATCCAATTGAATATAAATGCGATGAAACAAGAATTATTAAGTTTGAAAAAGACTACAAGAGATATATTGAATATAGATTTTTCAAACTGTTTCCACTTTCTTTAGATTCTACTACTGTTTCATATCAAGGGTCTAATATATTAAAGGCAACAGCAACATTTCAATATGATCGTTATATGTCTGGTCAATCAAGATCTATTGACTTCTTCTTAGGAACAGATAACAATAAAAATCCACCACCAGAGGGAACAGGACGAAGTAATAGTGGAGGAACTCAGAATGAAAGTACAAATGATCAAATCAATGCTGCTTTGCAGAAGGTAAATGATTCAAATATTTCTGCACCAAAAGCATCAAATAATGCAAGTAATTTCAATAGAAATACAGTCAATTTTTTAAATTCAAGTAGGACATTTATTTCAGAGTTTAGAACTGTATAACCCAACTAAATAATTTTACTGAATTGTTTTAGGATATTATGCCTTTACCAAAAATTTCTACACCAACGTATGAGTTGGTGATCCCTTCTACTAAGAAGAAAGTAAAGTATAGACCATTCTTAGTTAAGGAAGAAAAAATCCTCATCATCGCTATGGAGAGTGAGGATATGTCTCAAATTGCTAGTGCAGTAAAGGACGTAATTAAATCTTGTATTACAACACGGGGTGTGAAAGTAGAGGAACTTTCCACATTTGATATTGAATATTTGTTTCTCAACATTCGAGGTAAGTCTGTTGGTGAAGAAGTAGAAGTTATGGTAACTTGCCCAGACGATGGAACTACAAAGGTGCCCGTCACTATAAACTTAGATGAAATTGAAGTCAAGTTTGACAAAAATCACTCTAGAGATATTAAACTTGATGATCAATTGACTTTAAGAATGAAATATCCATCAATGGATGAATTCGTCAAAAATAACTTTACAGTGACTGATGTGAATATTGATGAAACATTCAATGTTATTATGGCATCTATTGAGCAGATTTATAGTGAAGAGGAATCATGGTCTACAAGTGATTGTACTAAGAAAGAACTTCGTGAATTTGTTGAACAATTAAGTTCAAAGCAATTCAAAGAAATTGAAAACTTCTTTGGAACAATGCCCAAACTTTCTCACTCACTTACAGTCAAAAATCCTAATACTGAAGTTGAAAATGAAGTAGTACTTGAGGGATTAGCAAGTTTTTTCGTGTAAGTATGGCTCATACGGATCTCGAGTCATACTTTAGAATTAATTTTGCTTTGATGCAACACCATAAATACTCATTGACAGAATTAGAAAATATGATACCTTGGGAGAAAGATATTTACCTTGCTTTCCTCCAACAATACATTGAAGAAGAAAACCTAAAGGCGCAGCAACAGAATGGTTAGTAGTTTCCCAATCTTAGGTGGCAGATCAACATTATCCACTGCTGCGTTTACCGGTAGGGCAACTGCGCCTGTTCAACAAGATCCAGTAACAACTAAATTACTGAATCAAAATTCACTACAACTTGGATTGGTTGCTTCTCAGATAAACAATCTCAACACTCAAGTTGCTAATCTGAATACAACGTTACAAGCAATAAGTACAGGTTTAGCAACCTCTCAAGCAGTTGAGAGGCAGAAAGAAGAAGCGGAACAGGCAAGAGAATCAAGACTGGCACAAGAGCAACTTCGCCAGGGACAGGAAAGTATAATTGAGAAAAAGATTGAAGCAGCTGCTACAGCACCAGCACAGAAGTTAGCAACTAAAGCATCATTTACTTTAGGAAATCTTGGACAGTTCTTTTTAACACTTGTTGGTGGTTGGTTGACCTCTCAAGCTATTGATGCAATCAATGCTAATGCTGAAGGAAATAAGGATAAATTACAGGAAATAAAAATAAATGTTCT